GGAAAAAGCAACTGCTGGTTCTTTGTTAGCTAAGTATGATTGGTACGTTATTAGAAAGTCAGAGACATCAAAAGCAATACCTACAACAATAAAAACTTATAGAACTTCCGTTAGAACTGCTTGTCTAACCAGAGAAACAGAGATTGACAACTGTGCAGATACAGCAGCTTTAGTTACTTTATACGGCAACAAAGAAGATGGAACCCCTAATATGACGCAATATCCAGACGATCCTAACGTTTAGATTCCTGCATCTGTCTTGTCATTAAGCCCATCGTGACGTAGAGAGGAGATAGACCTATAATTAATAGTAATGTAGCAAATGTCATAACTGACATAGCTCTTAAAATTGCAAATTTAATCATTTTTCTATGCTAAATCGGATCTGTCAGATTTTGAGTATCATCTCATTTGTAATGGTAGCTTCCATGAGTGGTGGAACGTACTTTGCTTATAAATACTTCACATCAGAACAATTCAAATCAAAGATGATGAATGAAATTCTTGGAAACATACAAGGGTCTATGCCTAAAGTTTTAGAAAACGTAATGCCTGATGTTACAGGTCAATCCATACCTTTACCTAAAAAATGAATTGTTGGCATTGTAATACTGAGTTAATTTGGGGTGCAGATGCAGATATTGAAGAGGATTTTCAACCCGTGCTATACCAAGAGTACTCAATGGTTACGAATCTTAGTTGTCCCAAATGCGACTCGTATGTAGAAGTCTACAAAAGAAGAGATGCCTACGATTGAAATACCTCGTTTTAAAATAAATGAGATTCAAATACACGAAGTACCAATATGGAAATTCAGTAATCCAGTAGTAAATTATATAAATAAACCTGTTGTAGATATTCCAGGTTGTGTAAGAGTTCATCGAAATAATCTAACTAGCCTTATTGATAACCCTAAAGATGAATATGGAACATATACAGAATGTGGTAACTTCAGTATTCCTAGTTTTGAACCTTTGGAGTATAACCCCAACGAATTTAAGTACACGCAAGCCGAAACCGCCAATAAGACGGAAGAGTTTGTACCGCCAACAGTAGAACCTCCAAAATACGAACCAAAGGAAAAAGAAGATAAACCGCTTTTTGTTGCCTGTCCTGGATCAAAAGAGCAAAGAGTAGGCGATTATCGTAACGAATTTAAACTGGAACGTGTTATAGGACACGAAAGAAGCGAAGATGGTAGTAAATGTATAACTCTGTATGAAGACGTTAAATTCATCGAGCAATACATACCGAATCCTCCACAGCTTGTTAGTACTGCTGCTATTGCTACTGTTGCTGCCACTACTCCATTACTGCTTAATATTATCAAACCTTTAGTGAAAAATTTATTTAAAAAGCTGACAAAGAAGAAAAAAGATGTAAAATAATAGAACCCTATTCGACATGGCGATGGATAGGGTGTCTAGGTAGGCAAGTCTAACCGTGCTTGTCTACTGCCCAATTTTTAATTCGTGAGTGTGTGGTATAACTTGATTAGGTTTTGGAGCGATACGCACTCCCTCGCATAATTTTGCAAACTCACTTTTAGGATCAAAATATATACCAGCCAACATCAACTCTCCACAATTTTTAAGTCTTGCTATTTCATAATTAAGCATCTTGGCATTTAATTCTTGTTTTTGTAGTTTTATTTGTGTATTAGCTGCATCGAGACAGGAGTTCTGAAATCTACTATCTAGCGGAATATTAAATGTGAGTGCTACTCCAAAGTTAAGCCCTAAAGAATCCTTGTTACCACTATAGTTTTCCTGATAGTAAAGAATATTTCCTGGGTTATCTGGCACGCTATCATTATTGGCATCTGTGTTGTCGTAAACAGGAGTATGGTAAATATAGTCTTGTGGCCTTCTTTGGTTATATGTTGTGGTGACAAAAGGGCTAATACCCATCTGCGGACCAGAACACACTATCCCATTTCCGTATTGATTCTCTACCATCGGGCCACCTAAAACTTGGGTTGCGAAGTTAGACACTGAAGATGAGGATTGAGCTACGGGTGCACTTGTGTTTGAAACATTAGCAAAAACTGGATTGCCTACTAAAGTTATTGCGAGAAGATAGTTGTGGTATCTGTGACGCTTGTGCTTTCTATGGTTCGAGTTATGTCGGTTACGGATTCTAGACCAGGTGCTTGATAAACTTCTGTAAATTGAAAAGCATTTCCCTGAGTTGTTTGAGTCCAGTTTGGTCTTTGATCTAGATTTAATCCCTGCCATGTATAAGTAGTTCCGTTTATAGTTTCATTAACTGAGGTAGCTGCTGGAGATATAGAAGATCCATCATGCTGTATTCCTGATCCCGTAACTGAATACAAATACCCAGAATTATATTCTGTTGTTCGTATAGATTCTGTAATAACTGTGGAAGTTTCTGTTCGGCTGGTAGAACTACCCTGTGTGAAATTTGGAATAACTGGTACAGCGTAGCAAGGAGCAGATATAACAAAACCAAGAAGAAGTAGCCTCCTCATTCGATAGTAAGATCAACGACAAACTGACCTGTCATCACGATACCAGTTCCCGTTCCTGGTGTCAGGGTAATTGTATGGTTGTCTATTCCTACTGTTGCTGTCCCCACGCTTCCAGCACTTGTGCTTGTAAGGTCTGAAAAATTTGGCACAGTACCCACTGTAACTGCACTACCTGGTGTAGCATCTCCTTCCACATACGATTGAGCGAATGAAAATGCTTCACCACTGGTTGCTTGAGTGGCAGAAGGAAATGAAATGCTTGGCACTCCATTGGTTGTAGACCCAAAACCTCCTATAGTAGCTGCTGAATTTGAGTCCACAGTTGTTACATTATTACCTGAGATACTGTATGAACTACCAATCTTGTCGGCTGTACTTGCTGCTGACAAAGATTCAAATTTTACAGATGAACTGATACTGTGATTCATGTCCGCATAAACTGGTGCGGATACAAGAAAAATAAAAGGTAGTAATCTTTTCATTTGATACCTACTTTGTTTTTACTATTATCTATTATTTTAGGGCCATTGTTGTTACCTGTGCCACCTTTCTTGTTTCCGACTGAGATCCCGTAACTACCGAGCACCCCCGAAACTAAGCCAGCCGTAAACGCTCCATCAATCCTTACCTTACCCATGTACCCCAAAGTCATCATTGATAAACTCCAGGTCAAAATCAGAAATCTGATTGCATGACCAAAGAGTTCACCCCATTCGATGCCTTCTTTTTCTTCCTTCTCCTCAGCCATAAAAGTTAAGATTCTTGTCTAATACTAGCAAAAGAGCTATGTTTGGGAAGTAACACATAAAACCGATGGTAAAAATTCTAAAACCTATTCTTCTAGTTTTTATAAAATCAAAAGCAATGAAGAGATTGATAGTGGATCTGTTAAAGGCAATAGCCAAGCAAACGGACAATACAATAGACGATCAAGCAGTTGCTTTTATAGAGGCCAGAATGTTTCCAGGGTCTACCACATCTCTTCAGTAAATGAAAGTTACTAAATTTCTCAACATTGATATAGAGCCAGCACCACCAGAGTTGGAACTAGAAATTGAGATGCAGTGTAGAGAAATTATGAAAAGTGATAATTTAGATAATGTAAAAAGATACTGCACTCATATGGTCAGGAAAAAGTTTGACCAAGATATTTTTATGGCTTCGTTATTAAATAGACTTATAGAACTGGAAGCTGATCGTGTAGTAAAAGAAATGAGAAAAGAAAAGAAAAAACCTATTAATCCTATCGCAAAGTTTTTTGGTAATTCTAAGTAATATCTTTTTCTGTAATATCGACCCAGTGAAACCAATCAATAGTGGAATTTAAAATACAATCTCCGAAATCTTTTTCTTCATATCTAAAGGTTCTTTTTAAATCTGGATCGTAAAAAACTTGTCCAATATAAGGACTTTTAGGAAAAGCAATACCTAGTGATGATCGAAAGTAAATAGACATAATAGTTGTTTTAATAAAATCTGTAAGCTCTAGCTTCTTCAGCAGCTTCTACCAGTTTACTACTAAATACTTTATAGTATTCACCTTTAATAAGTAAGTCACCTTTGTAAGGTTCTATTGGTATTCCTGCTATGTTTTTATACTCAAAAGGATTACCACTTCCGCAAGGAGTTTCGTAATCGCAAGGAAAACATTGAAATCTATACTCTTTTGCGTATGTGTTACCCCAACCATCTACTTCAAAACCGCAACAGCGAGGGCATACAAGACGGCTATCTATAACATCTGATGGCTGTCCAGATAAAAGATAAACTCTTTCGCAATCTATTAGCTTTTTAAACTTATCAAACTTATCATTTTGTTTCACATTATGAGGTTTTATTTCTATCCACATATCTTCATTTTGCGGTGTACGAACCAAAAAATCTGGACAATAACAAGAGTCAGGGTGTTTATCTTTTCTGTTATCCAAAGTGAAACCCTGTGGTTCGTATTCCCAATGCAAATCTAAAGCATCAAAAAATACAGCCCATCTAGCTTCTAATCTTGATCTAAATTTAACCCTTCTATATGTAGTAGGTAGTGCTTTTAATCTTGATATAGTCATAATTTAACTTTTTTGTTTTCTTCCTTCGATTCGTCTCTGTACAGATTCTCTCCACATCAGTTCATCTTTGGCTTCTGCAATTTTATATTCTGAACTAGGAAATTCACGTTGTAATGCCTCATAAGCTACTTTTCTTACCCATGCAGTACCACGCATACCCTGTTTGTCAGCAGCTTTCTCTATAAGTTCTGCTCTATTTGGGTCGATTAACACTTGGTAATAACTTTTGTTTCCGTGTTTTAGAGCCATTTACAATGTTGTTCTTGTACTACTCTACCACCAAAAAGGGAAATCGGCTTTTTCAAGTTGCTTTTCCACATACTTTTTTCTGGCATCTTTCCTTTTTTTAGTTTTACCAGTTCTTACTTCTCTAGCTCTTTTAAGAAAATCAATGATACTAGCTAAGTCTTTAGTGGTCGCCTTCGGAATCTCTTTGTAGAGATCCTTCATCAGGTCTACTCTTATATTCTTCTGCATAAGCAACAGGCATAACCTCCGTAAGAGTCTTGTAGTATTTTACTCCAAGCTGTTTATTATGCTTGGAGATATACCACCCGTGTTCATTTTTGCAAATACCAATCATGGTTATTCCTTGTAAATTGTTTTTAAATAGGCAGTTTCAATAGCCTTTCTCTGTTCTACATATTCTCTGTTTGACATATTTTCAAACAGGTATCTATCAGACAAATTGGCAAGTGCTTGGTAATACTGTTTTTCTGTCATTAATGAACTTCACTCCATCTATCACCAATAGATACTTCAGCTAATGCAGGAACATCGCCCAACCACTTTGCTTCAGCATTTTCCATTGTAGTTTTAAGAATCTCAGCCCACTCTTCAGCAATATCTTCTTTAACAAGAAGTATCAATTCATCGTGTACGGCTGCTGCAATCCTTACTTTATCTTCGCCAGCTTCTTTAACTTGT